CTCGTTTACTGAGTTTCTCGAAATATCGAGTTACTTTAGAATAGTCGCCTTTATGTTTAATTCGAATCATTAGCTTCAACTCCTATCCTGATGTGTTAAATTTCTTCTTGTTCTCTTCGTTAATTCGGATTTGCATTGCTAGAATTTCCTCTTTGGTTCTTTGTTTCGGAGGACTATTCTTGATGTTACATATTTTTATGAGTGCTATTAATCTATGAATATGCCACTTTTCAGCCTCAAAAGGTATGTTGTATGACGTCATCCAGTAATATATAAGTTCTGAAGTAATAACTTCTCCATCGCTCTTCTTCTTACCGTCATCGTACTCATAGAATGTGGTAGCAGTACTCGGATGGTCGATATAGTTGATGATTTCGTCATGATACTCGGACGCGAGAATGTAATATACCAAAGGGTCCACATTCTTGTTCAACATCATACATTGTATGTAATCTAGAACCTCCTCGTTAGTCAACTGCCTAGAGTTATTGAGAAACGGTTTACACCATCTCGACTCCCATTTTGAAATTGCGACAAGGGAGTGTTCTAGTCGTATAGTGCACTCATTCAAGTATGTGAACTCTTGCTTCTCATCGTCCCATATCTCCTGTTTAGGTATGGTTATCTGAAGCATTGGTTAATCCCCTATCTAGATTTGTTATGTTTCTTGTGATGCTTGAAATCTTGTACTTTAGGAGCTGGGACTTCGCCTAAGTCTTTGGGTAGAATACCACGAGTAAACTCATCAGCCGCTTTAGCATCTAGAGCAATCTCCATGAATAACTCGTCATAAGCACCACTAAATTTGAAAGTGTTGAGTGCTTCTTGTGATTTAACGAATTGTTTACCATCGAAACTCTTAACCCCATAAGCTTTAGTGATAATACGGTCAAACATGTCTAATAGTTCTTCTCCGCGTTGTTCAGCTACTAATTTATCAATGTGAGCTGCTAGACCATTTGGCATAGTCATCTCTAATTGTAATAATTCAGCTTTAGTTAGGTTGAAGTAGAAGTCTTCAGTGACTGTTTCTCCTGCAAAATTTTGATAAGTAATAGTTTTCTTTAGCATTTTAAGTTCTCCTCTCATTTTTAAAAAAGAAAAGGAGCCCAATTAAGGGCCCCAGAAACATTAGCCAGCAGCTAAGATTGATTTGATTTCATCTGGTAAAGGCATACGAGCCGCTTCTGACTCAGTTCCGTACAAGATGTCTTCTAACTTTTTAAGTTTTTCTTTCTCAAGATCTGTTGATACGATTTCCAAGTGAGCAGTTGGACGTTTACCTTCCACAGCTACTGGAGTTGTTGTTAATTCCCACGAAAGTTTCATAGCTTCTGGGTCTTTATTAATTGTTTCGTATTGGCGTGATGATGGAGCAGCCATACATCCGTATACTAAGTGAATAACGTATCCGTATTCTTCTTTCAATAAGTCATTACCTAAAGTAGTAACATAAGAAAGACCGAATGGTTTACGTGATTGTTGACCTACACGAACACCTTTAATAAGTTCGGCAGAACCATCGCACTCAGCGAATTCTTTAGGATATGTGTAAGCTTCGATTGTTGCGCCGAATTCTTCACTTGAAGTTAGGCTTAAATATTTAGAGTCGTTTGCAAATAATGGAGTTGACTCAGCTCCTGATGGGTTTTGGTTTACTGATGTGAAACCGTTCCATGCTACACCATCCACATATTTACCTTCTGTGTTTGGTTTGTATAGTACAGGGCGTTTTACACCCAATTCGTATAATCGTTTACCGATTTCATCCCATACTAATTTAGTCATTGTGCTATTTCCCCCTTAGAAATATATAGTAAGAATATCGTGATGTAGGTTCTCAGATACGTAATGACGGTCATAACTACAATATGGTAGCGTCAATAACTTGTCGATTACTGGGTTATCCGGTTTTCTACTAATCACGGTTAGTTGATATTTGTTGTCGTTTAGATAATCCGGACTATTTGTAGTAGCTCTAGTAGAAATATGTTCTCTAGTGTACTTAATAGCTGGATAATCCATGTTGACCGTAGCGGTCGGTTGGTAATATACATTGCGGCTACCTAGAGTCTTCTCTAATATAGCCTGTAGCTCAGTTCGTCGGTTTAGGACCATTATAGACACCACCTACTGAAATATGAACGTTAGGATATTGCAGATCGACGGATTTGACTTTCCAATATCCGCCGAGAGCTGGTAATAAGAACTTGACGTAGGTTAATGCAAACATGTTTTCGAATAAGTTAGGATCCATTGTAACACTAATTTCGTTACTGATATTAACATTATCGATAACTGTGCCTGAATTATCATGTTGTCGGTAGTTCTTAATCAAATATCCGCTGTAAGTTTTCTCGGTAATAACGTCTTCATAAACGCCTGGTTCAACTTCCTGAGTTTTGCTGAATCCTAGAATACCGTGAAATTTACTCATAATTATTCATTCACTTCAATTTCTAAAGCGATAGCTGAATATGGTTTAACTAACGCACCAGAGCAACGAGTTTCGATTAGGTATTTTTGAGCATTGTAGTCGATATCGAAGTCATCGAATAAGTTTACAGCTCCACCTTTGTCAGCACCTACGTTGTAGTCACCGATGTTAGTGATGATACCTAATAATTGTTTCTTCTTAGCTCCGTCTTGGCGTTTTTGGTTCTCCATAACTGGAACTGTGATGATTTCAGACACACGTAAAGTTGTACGTAATTTTTCTTCTGAATCGTAGATAGTACGTCCAGTAGTGTCTTCTAATAATAACATTTCTGTTAACACATCTTCAGTTGTGTATAACGCTGGGTTACCAGAACCTTTGTAGTCTTTACGAGATTTGATAGCTGCACGGATAAATGCTTTAGCCACTTTAGCTCCATCTTTAGGATCATCTACAGCAACTAATGATTTAACAGTATATAATTCTTCATCTTTCCAGATTGGACGAATATTTTGTTCATTGATTTTGTCGTCGCTTGAAGACTCACGTCCGTCCCCAACTAAGATAGCACGAGCGATTTCCTCATCTAACATTAAACGCATTTCGCCTTTAATCCATGCTACTACGTCGAAGTCTGTGATATCAATCATGTCGTCACGATCAATTTTTTGCTTTTTATAGATTGTTGTTGGTAAAGTAGAACGTTTCAATAGTGTGAATACTTCTTCTTTTTTAAGTTTACCTTTAATATAACCGCGAGCACGAGCTTCGTCTTCAGTAATGTTCGCGAATAAAGATTTAACACGAGAGAATGGTGAGCGTTTAACTCCACCCATAACGCGTTTAACCCATCCCATATCACGAGAGATGAAATCTGGAACATTGTTTAATGTTTTAGCTTCTGGGAATAAGTAGTCGATGTGCGTCACACCGTGCTCTAAGAATGACTCTTTCAAGCTTCCGTAGCGTTTTCCGTCTGCTAAGATTTCTTGCATATCATCGTGAGATAATACGTTTTGCTCTTGCATGTTGTCGTTTTCGAATAAGTTGTGTTTCATTTCTTCAATTCCTCCTTGGACTGCTTCGCCTACTAGTTCATAGACTGCATCTTGTTGTTGTGGTGTTAGAGTGTCTAATACGTCTTCGATAGAAGCGTCTTCAGGTAACTCTACTTCGTCTTCGATGTACTCTAAATCGCCATCTTCGTCTTCATCAGCATGTTGCATTTCTTTACCTTGGTTTTCTAATGCCATACCGATAAGTGCGTATACTGCTTCTTGTTGTTCTTCATTTAATGTATCGAAGATATCTTGGATAGTTTTACCACCTTTGTCTTCGTGCATTAAATCGAACTCTTGATTGTTGTCATTAATCACAATATCATCTCCTGTATAAAGAATGAACTCGCCATCAGCATTAGAGCCGTGTGCGAGACTTACGTTTTCGATATAAGCTCCCGGATTAGCGCCAGCTAATACTAGGCTTACTTCACGGATATTGCCGTGTAACACGTCGCCTCCGTTTTGTTTAAGTTTGTTAGCGTAGATAGATAACGCAGTAACATCTCCATGACGAACTGCTTCTTTTGCACGCTGACCAGCTGCACTTTGGTTAAATACAGCGTAAGTGTAAACACCTTCAGGACGGTTTTCCAAATATGCGTGTCCTAACACATTCCCGACATCGTCGTGTTTGTGCATCCACACTAAAGGAACCTTTTTACCGTTACAGTCCTTGAAAGCGTCACGTCTAATGGTACGGCCATCTGAACACTTTAAGTCGTTTCGTGATGCCCATCCACTAAAGTCATACTTCATTTTGACTTCCCTCCTCGTCATAGTATTGATCTTCTGGCGGTATTCCAGCTCCAGCGGTCGGATTTAAGTTCTTGTTACGTAATTCATCGGCTGCCGGGTCGCTAGACGGTTTAAGTCCAACGATTTGTCGTACTTCGTTAGAAGACATAACTTCGTTACGAGTAAACTTATCAGCAATGTTAGATAATTCAGAAACAGGAACAAGTCTGAACGGATCTCTGAAGAACTCAATCGATTGACGCTGTGTTCTAGCCGTCTTAGTCAAGAATTTACGTTTGAATTCGTCGACTACTGCTGAGATAATAGGCTCGATTGTACGAGTATAGTAGTTCAACATAGTCTTCTCATCTGCAGTTCCTTCTAAAACTGATTGGGTAATCCCAAGTTGGCTGTATAACATCTTAGTCAAGTATTCGATTTGAGTCATGAGGTTGTTTTCGACTGAGCGGTTAAGTTGTGTAATACGCTCAGTACCGTCGGTATACGCGATACCGTATCTAGAACCAGCTAACTGGTCTTCGATTAGTTTACGACGTTCTTCTGCTTGTTTACGTCTAGCTTCGGTCTTAACAATATAAGGTAATTGGATAATCATGTCCAACTTACCAGAGCTAGTTTGTTCATCCACGACGTCTAATAAACTTAGTTTTCTAATCAATCGTTTAAGAGTTGAGTTGGGTTCGTTCATTACCGCATAAAGTGGATTTTCGATAATAGCAATAGAACTCTTAGGTAGTGTCAATTCTTCGTGATTACCTGTTTGGTCGTTATAGACACGACATTTAACATGTCTTGGATACCACTCTAGAATTTTAGCAGTTCGCATAGTCTCGATGTCGAAAGTTCCGGGTTTGTAAATATCTGTATCGGTATCGATTGGGACTACTGCCACAACACCTTCGTCAAGCATAGACATGATAACGTCCTGCATTAGAGCACGTCCAGTTTGGTCAATGTTAGCTTCTACTGAGAAACAGTTATTTAGCTTAGACTGTATAGTATCGACGAATCGTTCATTCTCGTCTAATCTAACATGCTTAACCTTGATAGACGCCACATCCAGAGCAATTCTGTTGTAGATAGCAGTGATTATAGAACGCTCATTACCACGAGTTAACCGTGGTCTGTCTGGACGGTACGAATATGAGATACCTAAATCGTTTCGGTATTCCATCGTCGGGTCTTTGTTCAGCAGCGTATTCCACGCATGCTTTAATCTACTTCCGAATGATTCTTCCATTTTGATTTAATCTCCTATCTGGATACTTTCTTTTTAAGTTTAGACTTGTATTCGTTGACTTTGTCTTGAGCTTTACGAACCTGTGGACTATTCTTTACGTTGTCTTTAAGTTTACGTAATTGAGGATTGTTGTTAACCACATCTTTAGTGTAGTTAGCTGCGAATCTACCGTTAGATACACTAGTTGGGATTTGGTAGCCAATAGCGTTAGCTCCTCCCCATAACCATCCTTTAACTCCTGATTTAAGTCGTCCTTGATCTTTAGATCTGTATTGGTTATACTTCTTAGCTCCATACGAACCCATTAAGAACGATTGTAATAGGGCTTTACCCAGATGCATGTTAGCGATTCTGTGGTTACGAGCGGTGTCTCCATCTCTGAATAATCTGTCAGCTGCTTGGTTTCTGGCTACGGCTCTATCATTCTTGAATGACTTTTTAGAAGCATCAAAGTCCCTACCGAACTTATCTAGTCTCTTATCGAAATCATCGCTAAGAGATTGCATTCTCTTTTCATAGTCTGACTTAACAGCTTTTACAGCCTCTCGTCCACCGTTTCGTTTGGCGTCTTTGATTGCTTGTTTTCGATCAGCGTTAAGTTGTCTGCCTTTAGCTAACGCATCTTCCATATATTTGTTAGCTGCATCTCCAATTTTTCGATTTCGCTCTTTATAAGCTTTCTTAACACCACGTACTTCTTTACTTCGGGAAATCCCCCATTTCATACCTAAGACTCCGTAGTGTTTCAATTCTTGATTAGACATTCTGCACCTCCTATTTTTGATGTTTAGTTTTTTTACGATTTTTCATTTGGTAATTGTATTCTTCAGTGGCCTGTTTAGTCACTTGATACGCGGCAGCTGGAGCAGCGAGATATTTTACAATCTTTTTACCCTTAGCTTTAAGTTCTTCTCGAACACCCTTAGCGATAATCTCTGGGGCAGACATCTCCTTAACTGTGTGTTTAGCAGCTACTTCGCCTAGCATTATTATAGGTCGCTTAGTGTTATATCCGCTTAAGGCTTTGTCGTTACGGTCAATAATAGCATCAATACCTTGTTTCTTAAGTTCCGTGTAATATTTATCACGAATCTTATCGAATTTATCACCTTGACCTACAAGGGTTGTGTTAAACCCGTCATAAGCTTTACCGCTGAAATTTTTACTCTTACCTTTGACTAATTTTTCTAGAGCTTTAAAAGCTTTAGCTTGCTTTCGAGTTCCGCTATTACGGTCCTCATTAACTAGTCCTGATACGTCAGTGACCATCTTCCTAAACTCTGAATCATTGTTATATAACTTCTTAAAGGTATCTCTAGCTCTCTTAGGAGAAGCTATCTTAATGTCTCTTTCGAATTTAGTAGTTACTTTAGCGACCTTATCGTCAGAGAATGTCAGCATCTTATTAGCTAATAGGGCTTGAGAATATGTTCCTTCGTACCGCTTCTTGTCACCACGTTTGAAAGCTAAATATTTCATGTTACCAGATGGTTTAGCATCTTTAGGTAGTAGCATGATTTTTTGGAAGTCGACGTTCTTAGAAATCACCTCATCTGTAGTATACTTATGATGGGCGTAATATGCAGCTGCGGCTGTAAGAGCAACTCCCCCAGCAATAGCTAGGACTTTCTCTGTTCTGATACGATTGGCTGCTCTCTTAGAAGCTTCCTCTTTAGAATATCCTTTTTCTAGGTATTTGTTTTGGAGTCGGTCTCGATGGGTCTTACCTTTTTCTTGACGTTCAATAAATTTTCGGACTCCCCATTTCATTCCTGGAATACCGTAATGTTTTAATTCGCTATTATCCATCATAAGCAATATCCACCAGTCGTTTGAGTTTCTTCTCATTCGGAGTTCCTCTTTGATATAATCTATCGATTTCATTAACAGCTTTCATAAATCGGTCTTGGTATTTCTCGGCGTTGCGATATACACTATCGTAAGCATTATGTCTACCCATTCGTCTGTGATATCCTAGAGCGTTGTTGTAGCTACCTATTACTAAGTTATACCCTCCACGTAGCTTCTTATAGGTATTATTAGAACCTTTCCCATATTTTGGATTTGTAGATTTTTCGTCTACCGAAGCTAATGTCTTATTTACACTAGCTCGTCTACGTTCTTTTTCGGATTTAATCCTATTAGGAGTGTTTTTAACGATTTTTTGAGCACGTCTTCTAATACCCCACCTCATACCTAGCTTACCATAGTGGTATAATTCCTCTTCATAGTTAATCGACGTCATCAATCTCACCTCGTTTATAGCGACGTTCGACCGTATCAATAGTGTTCTTGTCGATCTTCAGTCTACGTTTTTGGGCGATTTTAGAACCTGCGTAGCCTAGGGCACTACCTACTGCTGCTATTCCAACGCCAGCTGCTGCGGCTGTTTTAGCGTCGTTCATATTAGAATCTAATATAGATAACGCAGTATATGCCCCAAAAGCCCCGGATAGAGCACTAAAAACCTTAGTTCTTTCAACATGCTCTTGTTTTCTAGCTACTTTGGAAAACTTTCGGTAAGCGTCAAGTTTTTCGGTAGTAGTAGTCTTACCATTAACGAAATGCATGGATCCCATAAGTCCTGTTTTACCTAGAGCTTCCATAGTACTTAAGCCTTTGTCTCGGAGTTTATTAATTCGTATTAAGTCACGTCTTCGTAAAGGTCTATTGGTTTGGAGAGCTACACCAGGAGTGTCGTGTAAATAAACATGACCGTCAGTAGAAAGACTAATCTCAACTGGGTCTGATTTTTTCTGTGGTTTAGCTTTATGCTTACCCCACTTCATACCTAGGACTCCGAAGTGTTTTAATTCATCATTCATGGAGCCACCTACTTCTTAAGAACTTTCATACTCTTAAGAATATCACCAGTCTTCTCGCCAGCTTTCTTACGCTTATTAACTTCTAACCATTGTTTGTTAGTAAGTTCTTTCTTAAGATGCCAGTAGTTACCAGAAGAGCGGTCGTAAATACGAGTACGTTTCATCTTTTCTTGTTTGTCTTGACGTTTGTTACGATTATGTTTCTTGATAGCTTGATATGTAGCTCGTCCAGCAAATGCAGCAGCTGGTAATGCTACACCATACGCGAATTCTGGGTGATCGCCTAAATATTTAGCGCCAGATTTTAAATTCTTACTAGCGCTTCTAGCGGCTTTCTTGACTGTAGCTTTAGCCATGGCGTAAATATGATGACCCCACTTCATTCCGGTCTTACCATAGTGGTAAAGTTCGTCGTCGCGGTACTCTTCATCATCGTAATCTCTATACATAATATACCTCCTATTCGAATGCGTCTTTATTTAATTTATACGAAACAAGAGCATCCATTGCTGAGGCTACCGAGTCAATCTTTTGGTCCCTTCTCTTCTTGAATAGCTTCTTGTTACCGTTTGTGTCTTGTAGGATAACGCAGTTACCCATGTTGAAAGACATCATTTGTTCGTCGAAATATAGTAGTCGGTCTTCGGCTAGTTTCTTAAGTTCACCAAGAGGGATACTTTCTGTCTTAGCCCCTTGAATAACTTTCTCAACACCGAACTGACCATTCTCGCTAACCCATCGTTTAATGAACTCTCTGGCTCCATATGGGTCATAACCGACTGAACGGACGTCGTAATCTCGCTCAATAATATGAGCATCTAAGTCGTCATAGACCGCATCTAAATCTAAGATAGTTCCGTCCATAACAATAAGCGTTCCTTCGTTGAGGAACTCGTTGTACTTCTCTCGCATAGCTGATGGGAGTTTCATGAGAGTTGACTCAGAAATATAGTTTCGAGTCTTAACCCCAAAACCACCATTACTTAGTGGAAATAAGAAAGTGAACGAACAGAAGTCATCCCCTTGAGATAAGTCGACTCCCATAGAACACGGCATTTGCCAATAGTCTCTAGGTCTATGCGGAATAGTTTCTTCATAAGTGAAGTAATATGTGTATCCTTCCATTGGGATACCAAAACGTTTAGCAAGAATATCGTTACGACTTGATGGGACTTTCTCCATACGCTCCACTTCTAAGTGGTAGGTTTCGTAAGATACTGTCTTACCAATATTCGGGTTAGCTTTCACCCACATCTCAGGGTGAGCTACCTCGTTAATATCATCCAGTCTGTAATACCAGATAGATGTGTGTGGTTGAACATAGTCACCACGCAAGATGTCTAGTAATTCCATTTTGATTGAGTCCCCGATACCATTACGAACGGTACCTTCTGAACTAATTGCTACGATTACGTAGTCTGGAATCTTAGACGCCCCTTGCTCGATAGCTCCGAACACGTCTTCTCGAATATCACCAGATAGCCATTCGTCGATTGTCGTAATCTTGTTACGAAGACCTTGTAGTTTATCTACAGTCATTGGACGAATTTCAACCATTGAGCCTGTTAAGAAGTTCTCTATCCCTTTTTTAGTTGACGCTAACTTAACACGGTTAGCTCTAGACCCAGTGGTATTCTGTAGCGAACCTTCCGTCAAGAATTTGAACAGAGGCCCTTTCGCTCTAGTGATAGCTGTACGAATCGGAGATAATACCTCTTCAGCTTGACGCATTGTAGGAGCCGTTGCTACTTGTAATGTGGTAGATGTGTCGACATTTAAGTGATAGCTCTGTACAAATGAGGCATACATTGATTTTGCCCCACCACGAGCTAGAATAATAAACTGACGGTTGATTAATCTTCTCTTGAAAGATTTGGTGACATACTTACCACCATGACCATCAGGATTTGGTTCGTATACACTTCGCTCTTCGAAATAATACCAACCATAAAGTTGTTCCGCCCAAAGTTTGAACGAATCCAGTAGGGTCAAATCACGACCGTCGGTTAAGGTCGACTCGTTTTCGCAATACTTAATAAAACCCTCAACTGCTTCGTCATCGTAATAAATACCGGGGTTCGCTATGTTAGCATCGATACGGTTCATCTCTAATGAAATAAATTCATTAACGGCGATATCGCCACGCATAACCGCCTCTCTAAACTGCCCGTAATACTTTGGAACAGCAGTGTTTGATAATACCATGTATTGTTACCACCTTTGTAATATTAGTTTAGTAGTTTCTGAGTGTAGGCTTTACGAGCTGCTTTAACGGTTCGAGAGTAACCTCCACCTCCACTACGACCGCTAGTAGCATAGGCTGCTGCGGCAGACGCTACAAATGAGAATGCTGCTGGAATAACGTACTTGTTAAGCGCGTTACCTAACTGTTGGCTACCCACATTCTTAAGTGTGTTAGTAATCCAATTCTTACCTTTCTTCTTCTGTTTAGAAGTAAGTTCTTTGTAAGTCTTCTCAGCTTGTAGTCGCTCATTAATTTGTTTGAGCTTCTTGGTGCTCATAGATTTGTAAGACTCTTTGGTATGAGCCTCCAAATAATCATGATGTTTAGATCCTGGTGACGAAACGACAGATTTGCCTTTACGACGTCCCCATTTCATCCCAAGGATACCATAGTGCTTTAATTCATTACTGTTCATTTAATATCGTCACCTCCTTAATTTGTTGGCCAAGGGTCATCCGTAATGTAAGATATTTTAGAAACCCTGATGTCTTCAATATCTCTATCGGTTGGTACTGGGTCTGTGAATTGAAAACGTAAGTGATTTGCATCAGTAACACCACCTAGGTACCACGTTCCATATGGAATACCGTCGTCGTTGAAAATCTGACCAATCATCGAACCAGTAGATCTATACCCCATAGGTATACCACCGTTTGATATAAGGAAACATTTCTTTTCACGGTTTCCTGGATGTCCAATAAACGCCGGGTTACCCCGTCTTACAATACCAAACCAACCCCATTGTAATCCGCCGAATTGATAAGTTACTGTATTATTAACTCTTCGGACTTGTAAATAAGAATTACCTAGTTTAGATAGTATGTTTATGTTCTTCCAACCCGTATCTCCATCTAATACCGCCCAGCCTTGGTTACCAGAAGGTGTGCGTTTAATCCATTTAAGTGCGCCGTTTGTCTTAGCTGTATCAACATAGGTTTGACCTAGTTTACCTTCGACTTTACCATTCGGTATACCAGTACCAGTAAGTTCACTAGACGACGTAATTGGAGTAGCTGGTCCATTTTGACCTGAAGCTGGTAAAGTAACTGTTCCGCCACCATGAGATAGCGTTAACGTGTTACCGCTAAGAGATAGTGTTTGCGGAATACCGACACCGTCAGCTCCTTTAGGCCCTGGAGGTCCCATAGGTCCTTGTGGTCCAGTGGTGCCGTCCAATCCATCAGCTCCTTTAGGTCCGCGTTCGCCAGTTTCGCCTCGGTCGCCTTTTGGTCCCGGAGGTCCGGCCGGTCCAATAGGGCCTTGTAGTCCAGGTTGTCCGTCTTCTCCTTTAGGCCCACGTTCGCCGGGGACTCCTTGTAATCCTTGGGGTCCCATAGGTCCAGTTTGTCCGTTTTCTCCAGCTGGTCCTGGAGGTCCTTGAATACCTTGAGGTCCAGTCGGCCCCATCTCTCCGTTATCACCTTTCGGTCCTGGAGGTCCTTGTAAGCCCTGTGGTCCTGGAGGTCCTTGTAAACCTTGAGGCCCAGTAGTGCCAGGTAATCCATCCTCACCTTTTGGCCCACGTTCACCGGGAACACCTTGTAATCCTTGAGGTCCCATAGGTCCAGTTTGTCCGTCGCGACCATCATTACCTTTATCACCTTTAGGTCCGGCTGGTCCCGGAGGTCCCATTGGTCCACGTTCCCCGGGAATACCCTGAGGTCCTTGTGGTCCTGGAGGTCCTTCAACAACTTTAGGTCCAGATATAGAGTTCTCGCCTTTAGTGTGAATATCATCTTCGGAATTAATACGCCACTCGAGTTCCTTGATTTGGTTATCGTAGGCTTCTTTAACTCCACCAGTAGGTGGGTCGAATATCATCCTAACTTTCAAGTATACATAACTTCTAATGTGAGGGATGACGTCAGGATTACCCCCAATATCATCCCAAGTAGAAGTCGAATCTGATACGTAGAAATCGGATGGAATCTTAGCACCGAGTTGTTTCAGTGTGGAGAATGCTGAGTTGATGTACGTTAGAACGTCGTGGTCAAAGTAGTCACTCTCCAACGGAATACTTAATAGTTTCTTGGTTGAGTCTAGAATGCTATTTGTATTTTGATTTACCATCCTTAATCACATCCTAGTAGAAAGTTCCGTAAGGTTCTACGTTTGCGTTACCGCTAGAGTTAGCAACTCCGGCAGCTACGTAGCGACGCTCACCTGATTGTCCAATGTATGATACCCAGATGTATCCTTCAGCAGAATATACTGAGTCATAGCGGAATTCTTCTCCTTCGTCATACACTGCAACTACTTCAGCTGATGTTGATGGAGCTGTACGTACGTTTACAGCAGATACTGTAACAGCCATAGTTCCATCTTCGTCTTTAAGTTTACCTTCAGCAGGTGCTTCTGATACTTGTTCTTGAACTTGTGTATTTTGAGTAGACTCGTCGTAGTTTGGATAGAACCATCCAATGACTTTACCCCAAGACTCTTGGAAGTTACGAGTGCAGTAACGAGCAGGTCCACCGTTTTCTAGTGAATCAGCATTGCCGTCGACGTTTTGTTCGACAGTCTTCATAGTATACCCGTCTGAATCTTGGTATACGTAACCAGTATGACCATAAGGGTGTGCGTAAGTTTCCATTACGAAAAATGCTCCTGCTTGTGGAGCAAGTCCTGGAGCGTCATACACTACGTTTAGTCCAGCGTTTGCAGCTGCGTCTAATAGGTCGATAGCATTACCGCCTAGTTCAACACCGAAGTGTTTGTATAGTAAGTAGTTGATTAAGTCTACGCATTGAGAACCGAAGTAACCATCGTGGTCAGCTCCGATACCGTTGTCTGCTAAGTACTCAGCACTTGCATTCATTTCATAAACTGTTGCCATTTACATTCCTCCTTGTTGTTTCCATGGACATGTGTCCCATGGTTTGCGCTCAACGAACGCTGGTTTTAGAATACTCTCATCTCCGTAGTGAATCCCATTGTGGGTTCTCAGACTTACAGAAATGAGGTAGTCTGGGTTCAATAAAAATTCTGTCTGGTTGATTATGTCATCGACCGTGATTGGGTTCATGTGGTGTACGATTATAGTTCCGGGAATCCGGTAATCGTCGAACTCTACACCTAAGTCGAATCCGTTATCACGAACAATAACGTAGTCTCTGACTTCAAGCCAGTTGGCAGATTTATAGAACTCTTGGTTAAGGTACCGATTTCCTCCGAATGTGGAGTGTGCTACGACACCGTTAAGTTTGAGGTATCGAAAACGCTCTTCGAAAGTCGGTAGTTTGATGAGCTCGGAATATCGTCTAATAGTCACTAGTGACCACCTCCACCGTATTCACGCATAGCATCCAGCGCGCTAGCATAAAGCTCTTCAACTTTCTTAGCAGATTTAAGAGACTCTGTTTTAGCTGTGATGAGCTCTTTCTGCTTCATAAGAATTTCTTTCTCTATCCGTTCTTTAGTCGAAGCTAGTTTCAAGTAGTGAGTAATAACCTGCGAGGACGCTGAACCATCCCTGAGTTGTTGTTCTGCAAGGTCGACTGCTAGAGCAATCATCTGGTTCTCTCTCGCTTCAGGAGTCAATGCTGGTCTTGACTTCCTCTCGGTAAGTTTCGAATTGGTCTTAGCCATCATTAGTCCTCCTTTCTGTTACTATTGATAGACTTTGAATATAGTTTCGTAAAGTGCTCATTAGGGCTACACTAGAAGGGATGCCAAAAATGCGAAAGGAGATTTGGTTTCTTACAAATCTAGGAGACTAATAAAAGGTGGATTATGTTGCTTTGGGAGCTAATTAGTAGAAAAAAACATACCAACCAGTGTAGCCTTAATGAACACTTTACAGAAAACCTGTAAAATATTACCGAGTGGGACCCATGGGAAAGTGGATTGTCTCCCAAAAAAGTCCCCCCGGAGAAATTTTTAGTAGC